ACCACCGACCTCACCGACAACTGCTCCAAGTGCGAGATCAACCTCACCAAGGAAGCGCTCGAGACGACCGCGTTCGGCGGCACCGCCCGAGTGTTCACCTCCGGCTTGGAGAACAACGAGGTCACCCTCACCCTGTTCAACAGCTACGGGGCCGGGGAGATTGAGGCGATCCTCTACAGCGCATGGGGCACCGCCTCGACGCTCGTGATCTCGCCGTCCGGCACCACCGAGTCCGCGTCGAACCCCGAGTACACCATCACGAACTGCTACCTCGAGAAGATCACCCCGATCAACAGCGCGGTCGGCGAGCTCTCGGTCGTCGAGGCCGTGTTCAAGGGCGGATCCGCGGCACGCGACATCACCAACCCGTGATCTAGTACCCTCCAGTCAACAACCACCGACGGAGGATCCCGATGAAGCTCACACTCAAGGTAGACCAAGGGCAAGGCGAATACGAGGTCACGACCAACCTGTTCGTCATCGTCACTTGGGAGCGCAAGTTCAAGCGCAAGGCGTCCGACATCCAATCCAACGGCATCGGCATGGAAGACCTCGCGTTCATGGCCTACGTGGCGAGCAAGCAGGCAGGCGTCACGATCCCGGCCATGTTCGACGACTTCATCAAGCGGCTCGTCACGCTCGAGGTCGTGGAGGCCGAGTCCGCGAACCCTACCGAGGAGGCCACCGGCGGCAACTAGCCCAAGTGCTAGCGGCCACCGGGTTCTGGCCTCCAGACATCCCATTCGACATCGACGACCTAGCCACGGTCATCGAGGCAATCAACCAAGACCGACAAGGAGGCCAGAAGTGAGCGCAAGCGTCCAGCTCGACACCTACGGCCTCCAAGACGCCCTCAAGAAGATGCAGAGAATCGACCCGGCGCTCCGCCGTGCCGTCCTCAAGGACATCCGCAAGGCCGCCGAACCGTTGGTCACCACAATCAACGCTCGGATCCCCAGCACCCCACCGCTGTCCGGGTTCCGCAACAACGGCCGCACCGGGTGGAGCAACGTCAAGAAGGTCGTCGTCAACCTCAACACACGCAAACCACGACGACGCGTCGGCCGTCCCAACTTTGAGGATCTGGCCGTCGTCCGCGTCACCACCAAGGGCGCCCCGGTTGCGATCGCCGACATGGCAGGCAGGGCCGGAGGCACGCAGTCTCGAGCGCCGCAGGAACGACGCCGGCCGAACTTCGCCACCGAGCTCGAGGGACAACTTGGGAGCGCCTCCAGGTTCATGTGGCGCGACGTTGAAGCCCTGCAACGTCAAGCCGAGCACGCTCTCAAGCCCATCATTGACAAGGTGATGGCCGACGCGCAGAAGGACTTCAGCTAGTGGCCATCTCCCTCCCCCTCGTCTCCGAATGGAACCCGTCCGGCATCAACAAGGCGATCGCCGACTTCAAGAAGCTTGAGACGAACGGCGCCAAGGCCGCGTTCGCGATCAAGAAAGCGGCCCTACCGGCCGCCGCCGCCCTCGGAGGACTTGCGATCGCAGGCGTCGACGCCGTCAAGGCGTTCGCCGAGGACGACGCCGCCGCCCAGAAACTTGCCACAACCCTCCAGAACGTCACCGGGGCCACCGACCAACAGATCGACGCCGTCGAGGACTTCATCTCCAAGACCTCCATCGCCGCCGCCGTCACCGACGACGAACTCCGCCCAGCCCTCGACAGTCTCGTCCGCGGAACCGGCGACGTCGCCCAAGCCCAAGACCTGCTCGGGTTGGCGCTCGACATCTCCGCCGGAACCGGGAAGGATCTCGCCACCGTCTCCGACGCCCTATCCAAGGCGTACAACGGGAATTTCAAGGCTCTCAAGAGCCTCGACCCGGCGCTCGCCGGTCTCATCGCCGAGGGTGCGGACGCCGACACCGTGTTCGGCCGTCTCGCCGGAACATTCCAGAACCAAGCCTCCAAGCAGGCCAACACGGCCCAAGGCAAGTTCAAGAGCCTCTCGATCGCGCTCGGAGAAACCAAGGAAAGCATCGGAGCTGCGCTCCTCCCCATCATCGAGAAACTGCTCCCCAAGCTTCAATCCATGGGCAACTTCATCCGCGACAACACCGGCCTCGTCGTCACCATCGCCGCCGTCATCGGGACGCTCGCCGCGGCGATCATCGCGATCAACGCCGGGCTCGCGGTCTACAACGCGATCCAAGCCGTCACGCTGGCGCTCAACACGGCGCTCACCACCTCATTCTCCGCGCTGTGGGTCGCGTCCGGCGCAATCATCATTCTGGGCATCATTGCGGCCCTCGTCGCCCTCCAAGCCAAGTTCAACATCTTCGGCGTCATCATCGACGGCCTCAAGAAGGCGTTCGAGATCTGGTGGAACTACATCCAGTTCGTATTCAACGGATTCGCCGCGATCGGCACCCGAGTGTTCAACACGATCCGAACCGTCGTTCGCGCATGGGTCGACGTAGTCAAGGGCTACATCGACGTGATCTACGGCGCGTTCAAGACCGTGTTCAACGGGGTCGCCTCAATCTGGAACAACACGATCGGCAAGCTGTCGTTCAAGGTTCCGGGCTGGGTGCCCGGCATCGGCGGCAAGGGCTTCGACGTGCCCGACATCCCCATGCTCGCCGAGGGCGGCATCGTCACCGGCCCCACCATCGCCATGATCGGCGAGGCTGGGCCCGAGGCCGTCATCCCGTTGTCCAAGGCCGGTTCAATGGGTGGCAACACCATCAACATCACCGTCACCTCCGCCGACCCGAACGCCGTCGTCGCGGCCCTCCAGCAGTACGTCCGGCTCAACAACCGGCTCCCAGCGAACGCCATCGGCTGATGAGCACGATCAACTGGACGATCACCGTCGGCGCGACGTCGTTCACGAACATCACCCAATCCTTGTCGTTCAACTTCGGCCGCGGATCCTACTTCGACACGCCGACCGGGAGCACCTGCACGTTCACCGTCCGCAACAACACCGGGCAGGCCGCCAGCATCAACGAGGGCGACCAGATCAAGATTGAGAACAACCTCGGCACCTCCGATCTCTACTTCTATGTCGTCGAGGTCACATTCCAAGACGAGATCGCAACCGGGGCGAACACCGCCACCATCACCGGCATTGACGCGCTCGGGATGCTGTCCCTGTTCTACGTCAACGACGACCCGATCATCGGCACCACGAACGCGATCCGGCAGGCGATCAAGCTTGCGAACGAGGTGTATCCGTTCGTTCCGCCGTACCCTCCGCCGACCGAGGTTGACGGTCGCGCCACCGTCTCGGACGCGTTCGATCCGACCACCATCGGACAGCGCGTCGTCGAGCTCCTGCAAACCGAGAACTCAACCTACTGGTACGACGGGGCGACGATCGAGTTCCGCACGTCGGCGGCCCCGGCCTCGAGCGGCGTCCAGTTTGTCACCACTGGCTCCGGCGGCCTCCTCTATGACGGGCTGACTCGCAAGTATCCGAACGCAAACTATCCGAACGTGGTGAACCTCACCTCGACGACCGTCGGGACGACGTTCGCGTCCAGCCCCTCGAACTATGAGCGGAACTACAACCGGCAAGTGCTGTTCAACACGACCGCCCAACAGCAAGCTCAGACCGACTGGTTCGCCGCCGTCCTGTCCCAAGAGTCGCTGTACGCCGACATTCGGTTCAACGACAAGCCGCAACTCGACGCACGGATCACGACGTTCCTCGATCAGATGCCAGCGCTCGCCGGTCAGACCGTGAGCGTCACCTACACGCCGCCCGGAGGATCGTCAACGACCGGCACGTTCGTCGTTGAGGGCGGATCCTGCTCAGCTGTCCCGGGCCGGACAGATTTCACGCTCTACCTCTCGCCGACCGTCATCTATGACCTGTTCACCTTGAACTCGTCGACGTTCGGTATTCTCAACACGAACAGACTCGGATGGTGATTTAGATGGCGACCCAATGGACAGCAGGCACGACGAGCGGACAAGTGCTTACCGCCGCGACCCTCAACACGATCGGGGCGGCGTTCGAGACGTGGACTCCGGCGCTCACGGCCTCGACGACGAACCCGACGCTCGGCACCGGCTCAACGGCGACAGGTCGCTACGGTCGGATCAACAAGTTCATCTACGGCGTCGGATCCGTCCAGTTCGGTACGTCTGGCGTCAACCCCGGATCCGGCGTCTACTACTTCTCGATCCCTGTGACTGCTCAAGCGTCCGGCGTCGTCTGCGGCACTTGGCAGGCGTTCGACTCGTCCGCGTCAGCTGTCTACGTCGGACATCTGGTCATGGACACCACGTCGCGGATGGTCATGTACTACAGCAACCCGTCGAGCGTCATCACGAACGCGGCACCGTGGCCTGCCGCCGCGGCCTCAGACTTCATTCGCGTGAACTTCAACTATGAGGCCGCGTAGTGAAGTCCGCCGCGATCCTCGTCGTCCTGCTGGGCGCTGTCGCCATCTGGATCGTCGCAGGATGCTCAGACCGTGTCCGCGAGAACTGTGAGACCGCCCCGACCGCCCAACGATGCGACACAAGCACAGGAGCCACCACCCCATGAAGCGCTACACCAACTCCGAGATCAAAGCCCGACTCATCCTTGCGATCGGCATCTGTCTGGGCCTCACGTTCATGATGTCCGTCGGCGCCCTCCTCTACGGCCTGCTGTTCGTCGTTCAACCGCTCGAGGTGTCCCCGAACGACGAGTCGGCGTGGGCCACCCTCAACCCTCTCGTCCTGTTCATGACCGGGGCGCTGTCCGGCGTTCTCGCGTCCAACGGCCTCAAGGACAAGGACAAGGATCAAGACAATGGCTGAAGCCAGTCACTTCAAGTCGTGGAACCGCGGCCTCGAGCCCGGAGCACCCTACGACGGCGCGTCCCCGAACCTGCAAGCGCTCGCCGCGTACTGCCACGGCCAATGGAAGCTCAAGAGCCTCGGGATCTACAGCCGACGCCCGATCCGAGGTGGCACCTCATGGAGCTCGCACGCGTTCGGCGCGGCCGTTGACCTCGGGTTCGGTGAACGGCACGGCGGCCCCGGCATCATTGTCCTCGAGGCTGAGATCCTGCCATGGCTCGTTGCGAACTCCGCCGAGCTGGGCATCCAACGAATCCACCACTACCAGCGCACCCGATACTGGGAAGCCGGACGAGGGTGGGTTGACAAGTCTCCTGGCCAAGGCCACGACTGGATCCACGTCGAAACCACCCGAGACGCATGGGCAGACGCGTCACCCGTCCGTGAGAGGTTCCTAGAAGCCCCTCAGAGCCCTGCTAGCGCCCCGTCCGCACCTGCACCGCCCAAGTACCCCGGACGGCCTCTCAAGCGATCCTCGAGCGGCGCGGCCGTGAAGCTCGTCCAGACCCGGCTCGGCGTCGTCGCCGACGGCAAGTTCGGCCCCCAGACCGAGGCGGCTGTCAAGGCATGGCAGACCGCGAACGCCCTCCAGCCCGACGGCGTTGTCGGCCCGGCGACATGGGCCCGAATGTTCGGTGCGTGACATCCCGGCACCGATTCGGTAGACCAACATCGTCCCAGACCCCGACCTGAGGAGACCCCAATGAGAACCAGACTGTCCGACGTTGTCGTCATTGTTGCCATGGGCATCATGACACTCATCGCAGGATCCGAGATCCTGCAACGAACCCTCGACGACGACCCACAGACCGCCCCGGCGATCGTGACCGAGCCGACGCCACGCACCGTGGTCATCAACCCGATCCCGTCCACCCCGTTGTCCACAACGTCCACAACCTTGTCCACAACCACGACGGCGCACGACGCCCTGCAAGCCGACCTCGCCGCCGTCGACCTCCCGATCGACACCCCATGCCAAGAATGGGCTCCGCTCGCCCTCGAGGTCGGATGGCCTCAGGAGGAGCTCGTGAACGTGCTCGAGGAGATGTGGCAGGAATCCCGGTGCCTCAACATTGTCCCCGGCGACGACAGGTGGAACGGCGGTGATCACGGCCTCATGCAAATCAACGAGGTGTGGGCCGACGAGGTCGCAAACCTGTTCGGATCGTGGGAACGGATCAACGACCCGGAAGTGAACCTTGCGATGGCGCTTGAGATCTGGCGCTGGCATGAGGCGAACCGTGGGTGCGGCTGGGAGCCGTGGTCGCGTCCATGCCGGTGAACATTGACCGGCCCGAGTGGATGCTCCGCGCCCAATGCGTTGACATGGATCTCAACATCTTCTTCCCCGGCCCCGGCAGGCTCGGCGCCGCCGACACCAAGAAAGCCGTCGCCGTGTGCGAACGATGCCCAGTCCGCCAAGCGTGCCTTGACTATGCGCTTGAGCATCCCGACATGGCTGGCGTCTGGGGAGGCACCTCCCACCGCGAACGGGTGAGGATCCTCAAGGGTGCAACACCTCGCCGCTATGCTCCGCCACAACCGACCAAGGAGACCCGAATGACTGACCCCGACCAGTCCGACACGATCCGCAACCTCACATTCGTCGTCGACACGCTCGCCGACCATCGCGGCCAGATGCGCAAGGCGCTCAACGAGCTTGTCCGCGTGCTCGAGGAGACGCCCGGCGGCCTGCCATACTTGACCGCTTCCACCCGTGAGGTGATCGTCGCCCTCAAGCTCGGAGGGTTCAATGATTGACCGGCCCACCCTCAAGAAGCCGACCGCCGGAGCGTGCTGTCGTTGTGGCGCACCGCTCGCCGGGGACGACATCTTCCATTGGTCGCCCGGATCGTGGTCGGTGTGGTGCTTCCCGTGCTACAAGGCCGAGCACTTTCACAACCTCGTCCGCATCCAACAACGAGCCGAGGAACGCCGTGGGATTTGACCTCTCGTCCTACGCAACCGTCGAGGAGCGCCTTGGCCTGTTCTGGGCCGCGCATCCCGACGGCCGGATCGCCACCGAGATCGTCCGCATGGACGACCACGCGATCCTGTTCCGCGCCGACGTGTACCGGCACCGCGACGATACGCACCCGGTCGCGATCGGCCACGCCTACGAGGAGAAGTCTGACCGCGGCGTCAACGCAACAAGCCACGTCGAGAACGCCGAGACGAGCGCGATCGGCCGTGCCATGGCGAACTGGATCTACGCGGCCGGGAAGCGTCCCTCACGCGAGGAGATGGGCAAAGTGGAGCGCATGGGTGGCGCCCCGGCACCGTCTGGCGACGGCCCGACCGACGCACAGATCAAGCTTCTCCGTTCGTTGAGATACGACGGCGATCCTCGAGCCCTGTCCAAGCGTGAAGCGTCGGCCATGATTGACAAACTCAAGACAGAGCATCCATTCTGATGCTCGCCACAATCACCGACGACCACCGGGCATGGGGCGTGCAGATGCTCCGCGACTCGCCGTTCCCGAAGGAACCGCAACGCCTCTCCGGGTTCATCGCCGAGGCCGCGCTTGTCGACTGCCTACGCAACGAGCTCCTCATCAACGCCGACCACGGCCCCAAGTTCCAGCACGACATCATCGTCGAGGACATCTACAAGGCCGAAGTCAAGACCCAATGCGGAACGTACCGATACGACCCGAACACGTGGGTCGCATGGGCTCCGAGCTACAAGCCCGGCAACCAATACCTCCTCATCTGTTGCTACCTATGGCTCGCCCACATGAGCATCGACGGCGTTCTCGCGTGCGACCAAGTGAAGATCCGCGGCTGGATCCACGACGAGCTCGTTCCCACGTTCCCGATCCTCCGCAAGGGCGAACCATGCCCACACGCTCCCGGCCGTCTCATGCAGGTCGACACGCCACAAATCCCCGACCTAGACCTCGTCGACATTCGCGTCCTCCCGAGGCTTCTATGACCGAGGCAGAGTTCCAGTCCGCGGTGATTGAGTTCGCGAAGATGCGCGGCTGGATGGTCATGCACACCCGTCCGGCCCAAGTGCGACCCGGCCGGTGGGCGACACCGCTGTCCGGCAACCCTGGCTTCCCCGACCTCGTCCTCGTCCGCCCGGTGTACGGCGACATCGTGTTCGCCGAGCTCAAGAAGGACGGCGGCCGGATCTCGGCAGGCCAGAAAGCTTGGCTCACCGCGCTCAAGGCGGCCGGAGCCGAGGTCTACATCTGGTACCCCGACGACATGGAGGCGATCGTCAGACGCCTCGGAAGGATCCCATCATGAACCACCCGTGGCAACAGCCGATCAAGCCCCTCGAGGTACACCCTCTCGCCAACGAAGACGGAATGTGGTACCCGGTGCTCTTCATCCGACCCGGAACCGATCGCGGCTGGCAGGCCATCAGCTTCAGCGGCATCCTGTGGGAATCCTCTGACGCCCTGCTCCGCACGGCCGACTGACCGTCTGCTACCGTCCCGACTCCACAACCGATCACGACAGCCCACGGACGAGGTGGGCATCAGGCCCGACCGGCACGCAACCGATCAGAGGCAACACACGGGAACGTGGGTAGACCTCCATGCCCGACGTGGAGGAGCGGCGTCACGGAACGACACAAACCGCCAACGGTGTCCGCCCTACTCAATCCGGCTACCGGGGCTAGTTGCCCGAAG